ACCATAGCCAAACTACCACGTCAAACAGGAAAAAGCACGTCGGTTGTTTCTTATCTTTTATATTTTGTATTATTCAACGATAATATGAATGTTGCAATTTTGGCTAACAAACAAGATATTGCTCGAGATCTTCTTAGCAAAGTTAAAGTTGCATATGAGTATCTTCCAAAATGGCTCCAACAAGGAGTTGTTGAATGGAATAAAGGCTCTATCCTTCTTGAGAATGGTTCACGAATAAAAGCTGCTGCTACTTCTTCTAGTGCGATTCGTGGTGGTTCTTATAATGTAATATTTCTTGATGAGTTTGCATATGTTCCCTCTCATATTGCAGATGAATTTTATTCTTCTGTGTATCCAACTATCTCTTCTGGTAAAGATACAAAAATTTTAATCGTATCTACCCCGAATGGCTTAAACATGTATTATAAAATATGGGATGATGCAGAAAAAAGAAGAAATTCTTTTGTTCCGGTTGAAGTACACTGGAACCAAGTTCCAGGAAGAGATGACGAATGGAAAAAGAAACAAATAGCAAACACCAGCGAACAACAATTTAGAGTAGAATTCGAGTGTGATTTTATTGGATCTACGAACACTTTAATTGATGCAACAAAACTTAAAATATTAACACACGATGACCCTATACAAAAAACACAAAACGGATTGTGGGTTTTTCAACAACCAAAAGAAGATCACACATATGCAATGGTTATCGACACATCTAGAGGACAAAGTATTGACTATAATGCTTTTATTGTAATTGATATCTCAGAAATTCCTTATAAAGTTGTTGCTACTTTTAAAAACAATGAAATTTCTCCCATTGTCTATCCAAATTTAATTTACCCTGTAGCAAAAAAATATAATGATGCATATATTTTAGTCGAAATTAATGATATAGGTAGTCAAGTTGCAGATATTTTATACCAAGAATTCGAGTATGAAAATATTCTATCTTCTAGTTTCAGAGGAAGAAAGGGCCAAATGCTTGATGGGGGATTTGGTTCGGGTCAATCCCAATTCGGAATAAGAACAACCAAAGCAGTGAAAAGACTTGGGTGTTCTTTGATGAAAAGCATGATTGAAGGAGATAAGTTGGTTGTTGTAGATTACCGTATAATTCAAGAATTGGTAACTTTTATAAATAAAAGGACATCATATGAAGCAGAAGTGGGCCATAATGATGACTTAGTAATGTGCCTTGTTCTATTTTCATGGTTAACAAGTCAAGAATATTTTAAAGATTTAACAAATTTAGATTTAAAGAAAAATATATTTAAAGATAAAATAGACCAATTAGAAGAAGAAATAGTTCCTTTTGGTTTTATAAACGATGGTTTTGAGGATAATGTGGAAGTAGACAAACAAGGAAATGCTTGGTATACCATATAAGCAAAAAAATTATTTTTATAAATAAAATAAATTGCTTAATAGCTTAAGGAGAAAAAACATGGCATTTCAATTAAGTCCGGGAGTTAATGTCACAGAAAAAGACGTAACCCTAATCGTACCTGCAGTAGCAACAACTCCTGCAGCGTTTGTTGGACCTTTTCGTTGGGGACCAGCAAATGAACCAGTTTTGGTGCAATCACAATCAGATTTAGTTTCTAAATTTGGTACTCCTCTTGTTGAAGGAAATTATGAAAAATATTGGTGGACTGCATCTAACTTTTTAGCATATGGTAACAATTTACGAGTTGTTAGAACTTTAGATGATAGTTATAAGACCGCATCCACACATACTGTTACTCCTGGTGTTGATGTTTCAGAAGCAAACGGAGTTTGGTCGGGTGTATTTAATGATGATTCATATGATGACTGGGTTTCTACTAATCCTACATTAGCCACACAGTTTGTTGCAAGATATCCTGGTTCATTGGGTAATAGTCTTTCTGTTGTGATTATTGATAACGGATATGATGTAGAAGGTCTATCTACAGATGGCACACCTACAGCAGAATATCGTTCACTTTTTGACGATGTTCCCAGTACAACATTGTTCATGGAAACAAAAACTGGCTCAATTGCTGTTAACGACGAAATCCATATTTTTATTATTGACAAAGATGGAAGTTTCACAGGAACAGCCGGTACTGTACTGGAATCTTTTAGAAATCTTTCTAAGTCAAAAGGAGCAAGAACAGAGGGCGGAGTAAATAACTATTATGTTTCTGTAATAAATAGTAGGTCAGAATATGTCAGATGGGGAGGTGCTCATCCAACAACCACAAGTTCTAGCACTGATAGTTCCGAATGGGGTACTGAAGCACAAGACGTAACTTCTAATACGGTATTCGAATCTATAGAAAACGGATTTAAGGAATACACGCTTTCTGGTGGTACACTAGGAACCAGTATTACAGATCCAGGTAATGATATTTCAGAGTATTGGGACGATCATTTTGCAGATGGGTCTGTTGATGTCTCGTTGCTTATTGCAGGACCAGTTTCTAATGTTGTTGCTAAAGAAATTATCGAAGTTGCCGAAAACAGAAAAGATTGTATAGCATTTGTTTCACCCAAGCCAACTGATTTTTATGCTGTAGATTTGGAAGATGCAACAACATATAGAACAGGACTTCCTAGTTCATCCTATGGTGTGATGGATTCTGGTTATAAACTACAATACGATAGATATAATGATGTATATGTACATGTACCTCTCTGTGGAGATGTTGCAGGTGCTTGTGTTGCCACTGACAATGTAGCAGAGCCTTGGTTCTCTCCTGCTGGTTTTAATAGAGGAAGAATACAAAATCTTATTAGACTAGGATTCAATCCAACAAAAACAGAAAGAGATGAACTTTATCGTAGACAAATAAATCCTGTAATAACATACGAAGGAAGAGGAACTGTTCTTTTCGGAGATAAAACACTTTTAGCAAAACCAAGTGCTTTTGACAGAATCAATGTCAGAAGACTATTCATTGTTCTAGAAAAAGCAATTGCTACTGCAGCAGATTTCCTACTATTCGAATTCAATGATGCGGCAACAAGAAGACAATTCATAAATCTTGTCGAGCCTTATCTGAGAGGTGTAAAAGCAGGAAGAGGTATAACAGACTTCCGAGTTGTTTGTGATGAATCTAACAATACACCTCAAGTAATTGATACTAATAATTTTGTTGGTGATATATACATTAAACCAGCAAGATCTATAAACTTCATTCAATTGAACTTTATAGCAACTCCAACAGGAGTGTCTTTCAGTGAAGTACAGGGTGTTTAATTAAAAAAAAAATCCACAAAAAGGAGTAATAAATGGCACGAATAAGCGTACAAACAGCACAGGCTATTGGGGTTGACGAATTTATTCAAAATTTTGATGGTGGCGCAAAGCCAAATCTTTATAGAGTAGAAATTCCACAAATTCCTGTTATGACAAGCATTCCAAATGAATTACAGGGACCAGTAGATGCACAATCCGGGCAAAATTCTTTCCAATTTTTCGCAAGATCTACAGTTCTTCCTGCTTCTACATTAGGCGAAATGATAGCACCTTATATGGGTCGTCAAATCAAAGTACCAGGAGATAGAACCTTTGAAGATTGGACAACCACTATTCTTGCAGATGAAGCACAACAAGTTAGAGGTATGCTTGAGGTATGGAACTCTAATATTTTAAATTCATATGAATCTAATCAGCCAAATGCAGCCGATACATATTCGGCGAATCTTGAGGGATGGAAAGGATTTACTGGAATTTTCTCTCAATTAGATAGAACAGGTAATCCAACAAGACAATATACAATGACACATATGTTTCCAAAAGAAGTTGGTTCTGTAGATGTTGCATATGATAATAATGATACTATTCAAGAATTTACAGTAACATGGGCATACTCATACTTTACAGTAAAAGATTTTGTAGTTTAATAAGTAAAATCATTCAAGGAATATATTATGGCTTTTGAATTGTTCGGTTTTTCTTTTGGAAGAAAAAAAACTGAAGAACCCCTGACACCGTTTCCACCGGACCAAGATGATGGATCAACCATCATTGAGGCCGGTGGTTTACAGGGTGTTTATGTTGATCTGGATGGTACAGTAAGAAATGATATTGACTTAATAAGAAAATATCGTGAAATGGCTTTACATGCAGAAGTAGAAATAGCAATTGATGATATTGTCAATGAGAGTATAACAGAAGATGGAAGTGGTAAATTTGTCGATATAAATCTTGATTTAACAAGATTGTCTTCTCAAGTTCGTCGTAAAATAACAGAAGAATTTAATAAAGTATTATATCTTTTAAATTTTAACACAGAAGGACCAGATATATTCCGTAAATGGTATATAGATGGTCGTTTGTATTATCATATTATACTTGAAGACAACCCAAAACAAGGTGCAAAAGAATACAGACTTATTGATCCTCTTCGTATAAAGAAAATAAAAGAAATTAGAGAAAAAGAAAAAGTAGGTAATGTAGAAATTGTAAAGAAAACAGAAGAATACTACCTTTATCTACCTACCGATAAAAATCCAATCCAAAAAAGTACATATCTTGTGAATTATCCAGATTCACCAAATTCTGGAATTAAGATTGCTCCAGACTCTATAAATTATGTTCAATCTGGTATGATTGAAGCAAGAACCAATAGAGTAATAGGATATCTACACAAAGCAATCAAACCCCTTAATCAATTGAGAATGGTTGAAGATGCTACTGTAATTTACAGATGGTCTCGAGCACCAGAAAGAAGAATCTTCTATATTGATGTTGGTT